AGAAAAGGCAGACTACGCAAAGATAGATATAGCTCTTTAATTATCGCCAATATGCTTGCTAGACAAATGCATAGAACTATTCAGCCTATTAGCTATGATGTTGTTGGTGGAAACGCTAAAGATATGGTGAAAAATCAAGGAGCAATGTATAAAGGACCAGATTGGTTTACATCCGGAGCAAATGACGATATTTATACGGGAATTTATAGAGACTAGGTGTATCAATCAATAGTATTATCATTCGTATTGTAATTCAATTACCCCTTTGACAGTTATTAATTATGGCCAAAAAGAAATATACTAGCGGTGCTGATCTTAATAATTCCAACCAGATAGATACTAATGCCTATGTTACTTGGGGAGACGATTTAGGCAGTAAACAAGAAGCTTTAAAAAAATCTTCAGAATCCTTAGATGAATTTATTGGTATCCAAAAAGCAGAAGCTGCTGGACGAAGATATAGTTTAGACTACTCACGTTTAGATACCAACACTTCTGGCCGCCCTGGTTTAACTCGTACAGATTACGACTTTTTTAGACCAGATGAAGCTATTCCTCGTCATAGTATAAAACTTATCATGAGGCGAGCAGAAGATATTTATCAACGAGTAGGATTGGTAAAAAATGTTATTGATCTTATGGGTGATTTTGCTGTTCAGGGAGTAAGATTAGTTCATAAAAATAAAAGAATAGAAAGATTTTATAATCAATGGTTTGCCAAGATTAATGGCAAGGATAGAAGCGAAAGATTCTTAAATAATTTATACAAAACTGGAAATGTCGTTGTAAATAGACAAACAGGTAAATTAAATCTTAAAGTTTCTGATAATCTATATAAGGCTACTGCTTCTCCGGACATGGATGTTGTAGACCTAGATACTGTTAAGCTTGAAAAAAGAGAAATTCCTTGGAGATATACTTTTATAGATCCTGTATTTGTAGAAGTTTCTGCTGGATCACTAGCATCATTTGTATCAAATAAAAGATATGAATTAATATTACCAGCAAATTTAAGAAAAACTATAAATAGTCCTAAAAGTCCCGCAGAACAAGATGTGGTAAATAATTTACCTACTTCTATTATAGAAGCAGCAAAAACTAGAAAAGCCTATCCTTTAGATCCTGATAAGATATCGGTATTTCATTATAAAAAAGATGATTGGCAAGCTTGGGCATATCCTATGATATATGCTATTATGGATGATATAACAGTAATTGAAAAATTAAAATTAGCTGATATGTCTGCTCTTGATGGCGCTATTAGTAATATTCGTATTTTTAAATTAGGAAGCCTAGAACATAAAATTGCACCAACCAAAGCCGCTACAGCAAAACTCGCTCAAATACTTGGCAATAATGTTGGTGGAGGTACGATGGATTTAGTTTGGGGACCAGACATAGAATTATTAGAAAGTAAAACAGCAGTACATCAATTTTTAGGAGAAGGTAAATATGTTCCCCACCTTAATGCTGTTTATGCAGGATTAGGGATTCCTCCTACTCTAACAGGAACATTTGGAGCATCAGGCACAACTAATAATTTCATTTCTCTCAAAACTTTAACACAAAGACTTCAGTATGGTAGAGATGTACTAATTAGTTTTTGGGAAAAAGAGATAGCACTAGTTCAAAAGGCTATGGGTTTTAGATATGGCGCAAGAATAGAGTTTGATAGAATGGATCTAAGTAATGAAGAGGCTGAAAAAGCACTACTTATTCAATTAGCCGATAGGAATCTAATTAGTGATGAATTGATACAAAAAAGATTTGGTTTTGATCCAGATATGGAAAAGACCAGATTAAATAGAGAGAGCAGAGAAAGGACTAGTGATCGCATGGTACAAAAAGCTGGTCCTTGGCATGATCCTAACCCTGATGTTGCTTTGAAAAAAATAGCTCTACAAAATGGAATAGTAACGCCTAGCCAAGTAGGACTAGAGCTAGACAAGAAAAAGGCCGGAGAAAAAACAGGAATCGAAATGAAAACTCCGTCAATCCCAACAAAGTTGGCAAACGATCCGTCCTCGGATTCGTTGCCAAAAGAATCTGGTGAAGGTAGGCCAAAGTTGTCAAAAGACGCCAATAAACGAAAGCCCCGGTCTTTTAGTCCGCGCACCGGAGCAAAGTTAATGATCTGGGCCAATGCTACCCAAGATAAAATTAGTAGTATTATTAATCCAGTTATTTTAGATTTTTATAACAAAAAAAACTTAAGAAGTTTATCTAATTCAGAGCTAATCTATTTAGAAGATCTAAAAACCAATATACTGCTCAATATTATCCCATATACCAGAATAGACAATGATGTAGTATTAGCCTCATTTGCTAATGCTCATACGGCTTCTGCATCTGTATTATCTAATTATTATTCGTGGCTACAAAATCTAAAATCTGATATTGGTAGAGATTTATCGGTAGAAGAAATTAAACAAGCTAAAACTTCGTATTATTCAATGGTGTATTCAACAGAAGATAACACGGGAGAATAAATATGCAAATTTTTGATCAAGAAAAACTAGACGGTTTAGAACCTCTTATAACATCATCTGCATCAATTTTATGTGCGGGTATTGCTGAGCCATCTAATAGTATAAATACAAAAAATGTTAGTAAATACATGAAAAGTATAGCATCTATTGATGATAAAGATCTATATTATGTTCAATCTATTCTTGTTAGTTCTTCCTGGAATAAGAATGACGATATTTTTGACAAGAATGAAGTATGGGTGGCTAAAAATACTCCTGAAGATAAACCTACTAATTTAGAACATGATGAAAGCGTTATTATAGGCCATATTACTGCAAATTGGCCAATAACAGAAGATGGTATTTTGATTGATCAAGATACTCCAATGGAAAATTTGCCAGAAAAATATCATATATTAACAGGATCTGTAATTTATAGAGGCTTTAGTAATCCTGCTCTGAGAGATAGAGCGGAAAAATTAATTAGCGAAATACAAAATGGTATAAAATATGTTAGTATGGAGTGCTTTTTTAAGGGATTTGATTATGGCATATTAGATAATACTACTGGTTCATATAAAATATTAGCTAGAAATAATGAAACAGCATATTTAACTAAATATTTAAGAGCATACGGCGGAATGGGTCAACATGAAAATTATAAATTAGGTAGAGTTTTAAGAAATATAACATTTACTGGCAAGGGTTTTGTTGACAAACCAGCTAATATAGATAGTATAATTTTTACTAAAAATCTAATAACGGATGAAAATATTTCTATTAGTTCTGAGAAAACATTAGAAAAAAATGAAAAAATATCAATTTCAGGTGTATCTATTTCACAGTCAAATATTAAATCGGAGAATATAACTATGAGTTCAGAAAACCAAGTGGTTGAATCACAAATCGAAACAGTTGAAGTTAAAACCGACAATGTAAACGATACAAGCAATATGGAATCCATGGTTGCTGAACTTCACAAAGAAATTGCTGAATTAAAATCAGCAAAAGAGCAACTAGAAATCACAGTTGCAGAACTAAGCAAGTCACAAGCAGAATCTGATCTTGTCAAAGAAGAAGCTGCCAAGAAAATGAAAGAGGATGAAATGGCCAAAGACGAAGAAAATAAAAATCTTAAGGCTGCACTAGAAGCTGCTAATGAGACTATTGCCGGCTATAAGATGAAAGAAGAAGAAATGATGAAAAAAGAAAAGAAGATGAAAAGAGCAGCATCATTAATGGAGATCGGTGTTGAAGCAGAAGTTGCAGCATCCACAGTAGAAAAATTTGAATCTCTTGATGATGAAGCTTTTGACGCTATGACAAATCTATTTGCTGGAAAAATGCCCCCATGGTTAGAAAAAATCAAAAAGGGCGACAAAACAGCCAAAGACACCAAAGAAGAAGACAAAAACAAAGCTTCTGAAGAAACAACTGATCCTTCTGTGTTAGAAAATGTCGAAGTAGAAGAAGAAGTTAATCTTGGTATCGGCGGCGAAGTTGAGACAGAAATTGACTCGACCAGAGCAGCACTAGAAAATTTTGTTCGCAGCAGACTAGGTAAGAAACATAACTAAATTAAGGGAGAAATAAAATGGCTCTAAAACCAGATCGTATCGAACTTTTAACTGATGTATCATTTTTTATGAATACAACAGCAGAACGCGGCGGAGTAGCTGGTCTAGCTTCTGCTTCAACTGCTGGCTCAGGCGTATCAATGGATGATGCCAATGCTGTAGTAGCTTATGTTGCTGCTGTCTCTGGCACAAGACCAATCGGTGTTCTATTGAATGATGTTGTTAATATTGACCTAACTAGACAGCACATCAATTGGCACAAAGACGAAGTTCAACTCGGCGGCAAAGTAACTCTACTTCGTCAAGGCCAAGTTACTACTAACCAATTAGTTGCTGGTATTAGTCCAACAGCTGGTACTCCAGCTTATGTTGGTGCTAGTGGTCTAATTGGAACATCGTCAACTAATGCTGTGCAAATCGGCTCATTCCTTAGTGCTAAGGATGCCGATGGTTATGCAAAAGTCTCAGTAAACATCGTCTGATCATTAAATTAAAAAGGGAGAAAATAATATGTCAGCTAAAAATGAAAAATTTCAACCAACACCAGAACTAACTGATCTTTTAGTTCGCTCTGGTTCAGCCAATAGAGAGGTTGCTCTTGCTGCTAATGCAGAATTTGCTAAGGCTTTAGAGCAGCCACTACGTCAGGGCCTACTAAGTGGCGATATTCTAGATGGTATTTTTGAGCCAATCCAACTTGCTCAAAGTGCTACTCCAGAATTTCCCCTAGACTTTCTTGCTCCTGGCACAGAAAAGGATTTTGTGGCCTACACAATTCCTAATCACGGTTATATTCCAGAACGACATATCGAGAGTGATTACGTCATGGTTCCAACATATGATGTTGGTTCTAGTATTGACTATCTCTTAAAGTATGCTCGTGATGCTCGCTGGGACGTTGTTGGTCGTGCTATGGAAGTTCTTGAAGGTTCATTCGTCAAAAAGATGAATGACGATGGTTGGCACACATTGTTAGCCGCTGGTGTTGATCGCAATATCGTAGTTTATGATAGCGATGCTAATACCAGTCAATTCACCAAGCGTCTAGTAAGCTTGATGAAGACCGTTATGCGTCGTAACGGTGGTGGAAACTCAGCTTCTAATAATAGAGGTATGTTAACAGATCTCTATGTTTCACCAGAAGCCATGGAAGATATCCGTAACTGGGGTATTGATCAGATCGACGAAACAACTCGTCGTGAAATCTATACTGCTGCTGACGGTTCTCTTAATCGAGTTTTCGGCGTTAATCTTCATGATCTTGATGAACTAGGCGTTGGCCAAGAATATCAACAGTTCTATACTTCCACACTTGGCGCCTCTATGCCAAGCGGAAAGACAGAAGTTGTTGTTGGTCTTGATCTTCGTAGACGAGATAGTTTCATTATGCCAGTTCGTCAAGAAGTTCAGATCTTTGAGGATGATACTCTTCATCGTCAAAAACGAGCCGGATTCTACGGCTGGGCTGAACAGGGATTTGCAGTACTAGATAATCGTCGAGTTATTGTCGGCGCTCTCTGATACTAGCTTCTTTTAAAATCTCAAAAATTGAACCGCTCTTTATGGGCGGTTCTTTTTTTGTATATAGTGGTTTCTTGTCCTTGTAAGGGTGTATTATACATATAGATATATCATTAGCCAAATTCTTAAGAGACTTATTATGGCAGCAAGCAAATATAATTTTGCTATAGAGCAAGGATCATCATTTAAATTAAGTATCAAGTACAAGGATGGAGAAGATAATATTATTCCATTAACTGGCTATTGTGCTAGATTAATATGGAAAACTAACTCTAATGTTATACAAACTTTTCATTCTGACGATGCTGCTAATAGTAATTATAAATTTTATATAGATGAACCTAATGGCGTAATAACATTAATGTTATCAGCTACTTATACGAATGGTTTAGATTTTAGTAGTGCTAAGTATGATTTGGAAGTACAAAGTTCTCAAGACTTATATACTAATGGTGGCAAATATACTATTAGATTAATATATGGCTCTATCAATATTATTCCAAGATTTAGTCAAACCACAAATACCCTAGTTTGTTAAATATGAGCTATAAAGTAGAAATTATAGAAGACTCTGGATCTTCTTCAATAGAGATACAAACTTCCATAAATGATCAAGAAAAATCTTTAGATATTCTAGAAAATAATACTATAAATCTCTCTGTTTCTCATGATATTGCGCTATTACCGTCTGATTTAAATGATTTGATTACTAATGGTGTAGAGGTTTTTTTAGTCTCTGATCCTCTATTATCAACCTTAGTAAGCGGATTAGTACCAGTTAGAAATATTAATGGTAGTGGGTATGTTAATATTACTTCTAATAGTGGTAATTTTATTATATCAGTTACGGGATTACAACCAAGCGGGAACTATGCTTTATTATCAGGAGCATCTTTTACCGGACCAATATCGTCTCCTAGTGGAAATTTTTCCGATACTCTTACAGTCAATAATATACCAGTCAGTATTAGTGGTCATATACACTCGGTCAATGACATTATTAATTTTAGTAGTGGTGTGAGCGCCATAGCTCCCGTTAAAAATATAACTGGTAGTGGGTATGTTTATGTGAGTTCAGTTTCTGGATTGTATACTATTAATATTTCTGGACTACAGCCATCTGGATCATATGCCAATAGCATCCATACACACAATATTAGTGAAATTAGTGGGCTTCAGACAATATTAGATAACAAGCAGCCAAGTGGAAATTATAGTAATGTTGGCCATTCCCATACAACATCAAGTATTACCGATTTTAATAGTAGTGTTAGTGGACTTGTTAGTGGAATATATGCCCCATTAAGTGGTAATCTGAGTCAATTTAGCAGCACAACATCGTCTCAGCTCAGAACATTAATATCTGACGAAAGTGGTAGCGGATTATTAGTGTTTAATGATAGTCCGTCTTTCACTGGAATCGTATTAGTTCCTACTGCTCCTAGTGGAACAAACAATAATCAAATAGCAAATACATCATTCGTTAGAACAGAAATTAGTAACCTAGTATCATCCGCCCCAACAACTTTGGATACGCTCAATGAACTAGCATCAGCTCTTGGTAATGATTCTAATTTTAGTACAACTGTTACAAATAATTTAGCCGGTAAAGCTAATCTCAACGGGGCGACTTTTACTGGATCAATTAGTGGTCCATCTGGAGATTTTACCACTTTAAGACAAAACGGTGTGATTGTTAGCGTAAGTGGTCATACTCACACAATAAACGATGTTAGTGGACTACAAACTGCTTTAGATAATAAACAACCAAGCGGTAGCTACGCCCCGCTTAATCATAGTCATACAGCATCTAATATAACAGATTTTAATAGTTCTGTGAGTGGTTTGCTATCAGTTAAGAATATTACTAGCGGAAGTGGTATTAATGTTTCTAATATTAGTGGTATTTATACTATTGCTGTTACTGGTAATTTTGGACTAACAAGCGAAGAAGTAGACGATAGAGTATCTGATTTACTTAATGCTGGTACTGGTATATTATTATCCTATAATGATAATAGTAATAGCTTGATTATTTCAACTAGTGGATTACAACCAAGTGGAAATTATAGTATTGTCGGACACTCTCATGTTTATACTGACATTTCTAATTTTGCTAGTGGAGTTCAAGATAATTTAACAACAACGTTATTGCCCGGCAATTATATTGATATAATCTATAATAGCACATTAGATACTTTAACTATAGGAGCTAGTGGATTACAACCTAGTGGGAACTATAGCATAGTAGGACATTCTCATATTATCTCTGATGTTTCTGGACTTCAAACATCTTTAGATAGTAAGCAACCAAGCGGAAACTATGCCCCGCTTAGTCATAGCCATATAGCATCTAATATAACAGACTTTAATAGCAGCGTAAGCGGCTTATTACCAGTTAAAAACATATCTGGTATTGGATATGTTAGCGTTAGTTCAAGTTCTGGAAACTACACGATCAATGTTAGCGGACTACAACCAAGCGGAAATTATACTTTAGTTGGTCATTCCCATAGTATTAGTGATGTCAGCGGGTTGCAGTTAGCATTAGATAGTAAACAGCCAAGCGGTAATTATGCACCAAGCTCTCATACTCACACTAGTTCTGATATAACAGATTTTAATTCTTCGGTTAGTGGTTTATTACCAGTTAAAAATATTCTTGCTGGTTATGATATTAATATTACTAATAATAGCGG